AGTATTCTAAATTTAAAATGTGGAGAAAAGAAACAATAGATGGAAATAATTATTTACTTCCAGGTTGTCCTGATGATTTTCAAGGATTAGTTTATATGACTAAAAAAATTATTAATTATAATGTAATTGTATTATGGAAATAACAAGTAATTTAAAAAAAGATTTAGATTTTTTATTTTCTCAAATTTTATCAGAAGTTAGTGCTGATACTGGAATATCTATTTCTAATATTATTAGTAAAAGTAGAAAACCAGAAATAGTAAAAGCTAGAGCATTACTCTCTTATATGTGTAGATATAAATTAAGTATGACTTATAATTATATAGCAAGTAAATTAAATATTATAAGTCATGCTAGTGTTATGCATTTAGCTAATAATATTTATCCACAACATTATAATGATAGTCATGTATTTAGATTATCAGTAAATAGAATACTTGTTAAAATAGCTGAAATACTTAAAACAGAAAAAACTGTTGATGCTCCTGATCTCCTAATTGCTGAAATAAGAGATAAACTTCTTCAATTAAATATTATAACCACTTCTATTGTAGAAACTTTAAAATTATATGAAGAAAATAATATAGTAAATACAATTGTAGAAACTAAAAAAGAACTAGAAATAATTTAAAACTTAAAATTATGAGAGAAATTAGACAAAAAGAATTTACAGATAGCTTATTGTCTAATGACTTTACTATTATGTACGTAGCACCTAGAGTAGGTAAATGTAAAATAGTAATAGATTATCTTAAACAAAAATCATATTCTAAAATATTAATCATTCATCCATTAATTCCTATAAAGAAATCTTGGATGGATGATTTTATTAAATGGAAATATGATGGATCTAATATTAAATTTAGTACTGCTGCTAATCTTAAAAAATTAACAAGTGAACAATATGATTTAATTATTTGTGATGAAATTCATTTATTAAGTCCAAAACAATTAGAATATTTGAAGTTTATAATTAAAAAACAAGAAATTAAAAGATGTATTGGATTAACAGGAACTTTATCTAAAAAATCAGAATTAGCTATTAAAGATGCTATTGGATTAACTGTAAGTACTAGATATTCTATTGAACAAGCTATTTCTGAAGGAGTAATTACAGATTATAGAATAACTGTAGTATTAACTGAATTAGATAATCAAAATAGATATATTCCAATTACTAAAGGTAGTTTTATTAATCAAACAGAATTTCAAAAATATAATTGGTTAACTCAAAAAATAGAATATATTAAAGAACAATATGGTAATTTAGGATTACTTCCTATTATGAGAATGGCAATCTTTAAAAATTCTTTAGCTAAAAAGAGATTAACTAAATTATTAATTGAAAAATATAAACATGAGAGATTATTAGTATTTTGTGGTACTACTACTATTGCAGATTCATTAGGTATTCCAGTATTTCATAGTAAATCTACTGAAGTGCAATTAAAAGATGATTTTTGTTCTGGTAAAATACAACATTTAGCTGTATGTAAAATGTTAAATGCCGGAGTAACTGTACTTCCTATTAATAGAGCTATAGTAAATAGTTTTGATAGTAATGCAGAAACATTAGGACAACAATTAAATCGTTTAACAAATTTTGAATATAATAATCCTGATAAGATAGCACAAGTAACAATTGTATGTACTAATACTGACGCCGAACGTAAGTGGTTAAATAGTGCATTAGAATTTTTTAATAAAGAAAAAATAATTTATAAAAAATATGAAGAACTATGAGTAAATTTACAAAAAAACAAAGAAAAGCAATTTATCAAAAAGCATATGAAATGCTTGAAGAATTAGAAACAATAGAAGATTATGATAGAAGATTAAAATCTAATATTTCAGAATATTGTTGTGATAATATTAATTTTATTCTAAGTAAAGATTATTGTAAAATTGAGGATATAAAAACTAAATGTGATGCTAAAAATTTTCCTGAGTTTTATTTATTTGATAATGGACAATTTAATTGGTTTGGAAATATAATAATGGATGTTTATCCAGAATTAAATTTAGAAGTTCAAACAATTAGAAAAACAGCTTTATTATTAGCAAAAGAAATGTGTAATTAATAAAAAAAAACAAATATGAAAGAATTTACATTATTGAAAGACAATTTAATTTTGACTGGTTTTAAATCAGGAAAAGTAACTGATGCTAGATTAAAATTAATGACTAAATTTTTAAGTAATCTTTATGGAAAAGAAACTGATAGTTATCAATTTATGGTAAATAAAATAAAAAAACATTTTAAAGTAAATGTTACTACAGGAAGATTACATGTTTATTATATTACTCAACAAGAAATTGAGAATAAAAAGTCAGAAACTAAATATATTAATTATTAATGATAGTAAAAGTTGATTTAGAGGTTCTTAAAAAAGAAGATTTAACCCCAGATGATTATGTATTTCTCTGGGGTTTATTTTACAAAATAAATTTGGATAGTATAGAAATTTATCCTAACTTTGTACCCTTAGAAGAGAAGGGATTTATAAAAATAGGAGATGATGATTATATACTATCTAATCAAGGTAGAAATCTTTTTGAACCTCAAGGAATAGATGCTAAGTTTTTAGAATTTTGGACAAGTTATCCTATTAGAACTCCTACAGGTAGGGGATTAAGAGATTCTAGTTCTGATACTAAACAAGCAGGAGTTTGTAAAGCTAAATACGAAAAAATACTAAAGAAAAATCCTAATATACATAAAAGTGTAATGAAAGGATTGACTGAATATCTGAAAGTTTCAGATAAAAGATTTTTAGTTGCTATAGAAGTATTTATTAATCAAGAAATGTGGAATAAATATATTAATGAAACTGAATTAAAAGAAGATTTAGGAACAACACAAGCAATATGATATTAGAACAAAGAATTCAAGATGGTATTAATGGTGAATATGAAGGTTTACATAATGGTTTATCTCGTATTAATAAATATTTATTTGGAATTCAAAAAGGATGTTACTATCTTCTTGGTGGAATGTCTGGTACATTTAAAACTACTTTAGCTGATTATATGGTTCTTAATGCTATTGAAGATGCTAAAGAAAAAGGTATTAAATTACATATATTTTATTATTCATATGAGATTGATGAACTAACTAAAAAATGTAACTTTTTAAGTGTCTTAGCTTTTAAAAAATATGGTAGAGAAATTTCACCAGAAAAAATAAAAGGTTTAGGAGATAACAGATTAACTGAAGAAGAGCATGAAGTAATTAAATCATTGATTCCTGAAATTGATGAATTGTTTAGTCAAATACATTTCAAGTTTAAATCTGAAAATCCTACTGGTATTAGAAATGAATTATTTGGTTTTGCTGAAGTAAAAGGTACATGGACTTATCAAGAATATATTGATAAAGAAGGTGTATTAAAAAAAGCAAAACATAAATGGATTCCTAATAATATTAAAGAACAATTTTTAGTAGTATTAGATCACTTATATTTATTAAAAAAAGAAAGAGGTTTTGATACTAAACAAGTAATTGATAAATATTCAGAATATTGTATTTCTTTAAAAAATACATTTGGTTTTACATTTATTAATATACAACAATTTAATCAAGGATTAAGTAGTGTAGACAGAGCTAAGTTTAAAGGTGTAGATTTATCTCCACAACAAACTGACTTTAAAGATACCACTAATCCATTTCAAGATTGTGATGTAGCTTTAGGAATTCTTAATCCAAGTAAATTAGATATGGAAAAATGTTTAGGTTATGATGTAAAAAAACTTGGAGGAAATATGATTATGCTAAAAATCATTAAAAACCGATTATCAAGAGATAATATTGCAGTAGGTATAGTTCCTAATCCTAAGTCTGGTAGTTTTAGAGAGTTACCTTTATTAACTGAAATAACTAATGATATTTATGAACAAATTAAAGATGGAAAATATGTCTGAACCTAACTACACAGATTTATTAGAAGAAGAATTAGATTTTATATTTAAATTTCTTAAAGATAAAAATAAAAAGTATGGTAGTTCTATAATGAAACCTTTAGGTATATTTCATAAAGGAACTACAATAGAAGCTATTAATGCTAGAATAGATGATAAATTAGCTAGAATTAAAAATCAAAGTACTGATGAAGATGCAGAACTTGATTTATTAGGTTATTTATTATGGAAACGTGTATTAATTAAACAAAATAAATAATTTATGTCTGAAGAAGAACAAGAACCAACAAAACATCAAGAGGATCAAATTAAGGCGTGTTATACCAAGAATGGACTATTTATATTACCATGTTGTAAAGAGTCAGTTACATTGGAAGAAACAATAGAAAATCCTGGTGAAGATAAAACACAAATCTATTGTCCTTATTGTCGTATGTATTTATTTTTAGAAGATTATAATTTAATTATTAAACAATGATATACATTTTAAGATTAATAGGTTTACCATTTATAACAGGATTACTTTTAATATACATGATTTACTATGTAATATTAAAGAGTTATCATTTTATACTATATGGTGGAGAATTTATCATTTATAATAAAGATGATAAAAAAATGATTTATGATATTTATGAACAATTAAAAACAAATAAAAAAGAGTAATGGGAAAAGTAATTATTGTAGCAGGTGACACAGGTACAGGTAAAAGTACTAGTATTAAGACTTTAGATCCTAAAGAAACATTTATTATAAATGTTTTGAATAAACCACTTCCATTTAAAGGAAGTTCAAAGATTTATTCTGAGGAAAATAAAAACATGAAGGCTGAAGCTAGTTGGGGAAAAGTTAAAGATGGTATTGAAGCATTAGCTAAAAAACCTGAAATTAAAAATATCATTATTGATGATATTGGATTTATTATGACAGAAGAATTATTTGCAAGAAGTAAGGAAACTGGTTATAATAAATTTACAGATATTGGAGTACATATGCAACAAATATTAAATATGGCTAAATCTCAAAGAGATGACTTAGCTGTAATATTAATGTTTCATATTGACGATGATATTTCAGATAAAATTAAAGTTGGTAAAAAGATTAAAACAATTGGAGCAATGTTAGAGGATAAATATAATCCATTAGCTATTGTATCTGTAGCACTATTTACTGATGTAAGTTTTGATAAAGAAGGTAAAGCAGAATATAGTTTTATTACAAATAGAACTAATATTAATAACTTATTAATACCAGCAAAAACTCCAGACGGAATGTTTGAAACATTAAGAGTACCTAATGATTTAAAACTGGTAATAGATAAAATGAATGAATATTATAATTAAGTAATCAATTAACAAAAACAAATAAAAATGACAAAACAAATCAAATTGTCTGAATTAAAAGCAGACATCAATGCAGGAATGAAAAGAGAAGCTTTAAGAGTAAAGTACACTGATGGTAATAACAATCAGTTAAATTTAATTTTAAAACAAGCAGGATTGAAAATTAGAAGTTTCAAAGTAAATCCATTAAAACCTAAGTTTGAATTAATAGATGATACTATTGAAGAATCAACAATAGTAGAAATGGGAGTAGAAGAATTAACAGCAAAATTAGAAACAACAGAAGTTTAATTAAATAAATAAATAAATATGTTCGGAACAGAAAAACACAAAATTGATGAATCCAATGGTATTGGAAAGTATGTAGGATTTGGTAATCATAAATTAATGATTACTGGATTTGAAATTAAAACTTCAAGTACTGGTAAGAAAATGATTTCTATGAATGTAGAAACTTCTCCAGTTACAGATGCAGGATTTACTCCTGATGAAAAAGCAGTTAATGGTGGTAAAGTTGCAAGAGTAAATTGTTCTATCTATGTAGATTTTAATTCTATGAATGATGGAGTTAAAGATTTTGAGAAAACAATACAATCAATTGCTAAAAGAATGGATAAATATGAAGAAGTTTGTGCTATTAAAGCTTCTACAGTAGAAGAGTATACTAATAAAGTAGCTCAAGTTCTTAAAGGTAAATTTGCATGGTTTCAATTATGTGCTGAAGAATATCAAAAGAAAGATTCAGATAAAATTGGATTTACTTTGAAATTAGGTAGATATGGTTATGTTGGAAAAGAAGAAAGTGATTTAAAACCTTTTGATAAAGAAAACAAGTATCATTACAAACACCTAGAGAAAGCAGATTCTGCACCAGTTATGACTCCTCATGGAGCAGGTGAAGAAACTCCTTGGTAATAATTAATTAATAGACAACTTAAAGGGGTAGAAATGCCCCTTTTGTTGTTTATTATACACAAAATGTATAAAAATGTAGAGAATATACTACATTATACTTAAAACGTATACTAATGTCTGAAATACACTACAAATGTTTGGAAATACAAAATTCTTAGACTACGAATTAACTTTAGATAATATTTATAAATATATTTCACAATATGAGATATACAGATATTATTGTGGAGAATTTGAAGTAAATAAAAGAATATCTAGTCCTATTAGAAAAGATAGAAATCCTTCATTTGCTATTCAGTTATATGGAGGTACATGGTTTTGGAAAGATTTTGCTACTGGAGAATCAGGTAATGCTATTAGTTTAGTAATGAAGAAATTTAGTGTAGACTTTTTTGGAGCATTAAATAGACTTAATATTGATTTTAATTTAGGTTTAAATTCTACCTCATTTAAAAATTTAGATAAAGTACCTTATGTACCAGAAACTAAAGATAAAATAAAAGCTGAGATATTAATTAAAAGTAGACCTTTTACTAAAGATGATTTAAACTTTTGGAATTCATACTATATTACTGAATCTACTTTAATTAAATATAAAGTAAAATCTATTAGTCATTATTGGATCAATGGTTTTTGTTATAATGTTGGTAAGTATCTTGCTTATGCCTATGAATTTCCTGATGGTTATAAATTATATTTTCCTGAAAAAACAGATTATAAATGGTTTACTAATTCTACTTGTATTCAAGGATTACAACAATTAAATAAAGAAAATAATGTGCTTATAATTACTAAAAGTTTAAAAGATGTAATGGTTTGTCATGAACTTGGATTAAGTGCAATAGCTCCTCAAGCTGAGAGTATTATTATTAAATCTATAGATATAGAAAAAGCTAATCAAATATTTGATAAGATATTTACTCTATTTGATTATGATAATGCAGGAATACATTTAGCTTGGCAAATGAGAAAGTTATATAAAATAGAACCACTATTTTTAACTGAAGGATTATGGAAAAGAAAATTAGGT